GGGCATCTTTAAACAACAAGACGCCTATGCTTTCTGTCAGACTGCACGAGACCTGTCAATGCGCGTGGTATCTATTGCCATGCAATGTGATTGGATTATAACATCCGATTATAAGCGCTTCGACGGTCGAGTAAACGCAGCCAACAGGGAGGCATACACATGCTTGTTGTTAAAGGTTTACGCCCCAATATACCATTCGCGCATTAAAGTAATGATGGCGCGGACTACCAACCTACGGATATTCATCGACGAGATGAGCTACCTTCAAGGGACTGCTCTCATGTCAGGTGTTGACTATACTTCGTACTTTGGTAGTTACATCAACCTCCTAATACAGTTCACAATGTATTATTGGAAGTTCGAGGGCAAATACGCAACTGAAGAGATGCGCATTGCCAAGGCTTTCGACGCGATGGGAATCGCTGGAGGTGATGACGGATTCTTCGGTGACATGGAACCAGAAACGGCGCAACGAGCGGCCGAGTTTTGGGGACATGCCATGGACATTGAGGTGGTGCCCAAGGGCCGCACCTTTACGTTCCTTGCGAGACTCTACGGGCCCCAAGTGTGGTACGGGGATCCCAACTCGATGTGTGATATCAAGCGACAACTTGGTAAATTCCACATGTCATCCGCAGTCAGGAACGACGAGACACCATGGATTAAGTTGGTTGATAAGGCTAGGGGATTCCTCCTCAGTGACGCCAACACCAACATCATAGGTGACATTTGTCGTATCGTCCTTGCTGCCAACGGAACACTTAAAGTAGGTTCCGATGGCACCGTATCAGACAAGCCCGCGAAGGCTGCCTGGTGGGCGTTTCTCGAGTTCGACAACCAGTATCCCAATGTTAGGGCACCCTGGATGTTGGACGAGATCCAAAAAGCCATCCCCGACCTCGATTGGGAGATGTTCCGACTGTGGAAGAGTGAATCTCATTCCAGGACCCAAATTCTCGCGCTGCCTCAGCTACGATCCCCCATCGAAATCAAGATAGATCGTTTGACTGCAGTGAACGGCGAGATATTAAGTCCTGAGCGGGCGAAGGAAGGAGGCGAGGATGCCAAGGGTGCACTTGAACACCCAGCTGAAGAAGTGGCACCTCCTCCCGATTCCGAGCCTACAGAAAAAGATACCAAGTCGGACCGTTACTGCCCTTTCCTAATGTCAGGAGAGTGTAAGTTTAAAGACGAGCCTGACTTGTGCCGGTATTCACACGATGCGAGCACCCAACCCCTTTGCTACAATAATAAGAGGAAGGGCGGGTGCAAACGCACGAAATGTGGGTTCCGCCACGTTAAGGAGGGTGAGAAACCCGTCGTCGAAATGAGCGACGATCAGGAGGGCGAGTCCAAACACGGGCCCGACCCGCCTGACCAACCTGTTACCCCTGCTGCCAAGTCAGCTGATAAAGGCGACTCAGGTTGGAAGAGGGCTGCTTCCCGGAATAAGAAGTGCCCCAAAACTAAGTCCTCCAATGCGAAGGGGCGAAAGACCGTCAATAAGGCGGCACCGGTCGCTAAGGGAGCGGCCAGGGTGGCCAAAACCACCCGAAAGACCAGGTCATAAAACGCCTGGCTATGGAGAGTCGTGAACTCTCGTTTCAACGGGTCGATGGGGACCCGCTTATAATTTGAAATGTCACAAAACTCACGTCAAATTGCCCGAATGGGCCGACATGTAAACCCTCCCATCAGAGGAACAGCCTTGTCAGCTGTCAACAGTAGAATGGAAACGAAAATCCATAAAGAAGAGAAAATCCCTGCCGCTTACGGCAAGGTGATTAAGAACAATCCACCGAAGGTTTCGGAGAGGAAAGGTATCATCACGATTCATCATACAGAATACGTGGCCGACGTTGACGGCAGTATCCAGTTCGATCTCAAGTCTTTGGCCATGAATCCAGGTTCGGATGTCTTCCCCTGGTTGAGTCAAGAGGCTCAATCCTGGGAACATTACAGGTTCAAGCGGCTTGCGTTCCGATATTGTCCAGTTGTGGGTACCACCACAAGCGGACAAATCGGAATGGCACCCGACTTCAACCCTAACGAATCGGACGCGCCGGACTTCATCACCCTAATGTCAGCCATGGGTGCCACCAGAGGCCAAGTGTTCCTCGAGCAAGAGTGCGTCATTGATGCCTCCACTGCCAACGAAACACTCACACCCTGGAGGCTAGTGAGACACCGAAATGAGGTAGTGGTAGATACCACAACGTATGATGTTGGAACTTTCCAATATGCGACCCACCTCGGTTCCAACTCACTGGTCGGCTCTCTCTACGTGGACTACATCGTGCAATTCCGGACTCCACAAGTCCAACGCCCGATTGTAGCCTCAGCCAACAAACTCGTCGGAAATCGCTTTACTGCTGCCGGACCTATTATCCCCGCTGGGACATCTGGACCTGTATCACTGACAGATTTCCCGATCAACACCCTGATCGAAGCGCTAGTTGGCGACCAAACAACATACTCTCTACCCGCCGGGACCTACGACTTGGGATACATCATCCCAATCGATTCGTCCGCCATCAGTGGATCGGAAGGCGTCGAGTCTATTCACCTCGACGTCCAGGTGGACGGTAACACTGTTGGAGAAAATGTGGTGTCACGGCAATACGACCTGACATCACTCGACTGGTTTCCCACACTTAGTGGCACTACGTCGTTTTTCTCCGCTGTACCCTTTTTACTTACCTTGATTCTATCACACAGTATGCCAGGCACGCCCACCAGTTCATTCCGGCAGCGACCTGTGTCATCCATGTGGTTAACTCGGGACGCAAACATGCGAAAGATGATTTAAATCTAATTTGGAAGTGTAAAGAAATACCCCTAAACCGTCTAACACGACGT